CGCTTGGGAAGCGGTTGGTGTACAAACTGCCTCCGCGGCAGACCAACACCAGCCGTGGTAGAGGTTAAGGATCGACCATGTAGGCGGCAGCCCCATAAGGCAACCGCGACAGGTCACTCCTTCCCCCCTACCCCCAGGCCAGGTAAGGTGCTGAGGCCCCGTCGCAAGGCGGAGCCCGCTGACTTCGGCAGGCATCAGCCGACCGGACCTCTCAAGTCCGTCGACGATAGCCCGCGCGACGTCGAGCGGGATGAGGTCAGACGCGGCCCGTAGGTCGCTACTGATCACTACCCCAGAGCACCCTTCCAACTCCTTGACAACGTCCCTCGGTGATCCAGCCAGAACCGTCTTCAACATTGGCCAGCTTCGCAGGCCAATCGCGAGACGGCGTCGAGCGAGGTGACTAAGGATCAGTACGTGACGCTCCATAGCAGTCACGATACGGACCTTGTGACCTCGTTCGGCGATGGACGTGACACGACCCTTTGGGATCGCGTCAGGTACCTGGCTAGCGGCCACGACTACCCTAAGCTCGGTCATGAGGAGTGCCCACCGCGAGTGGACAACCTCATCCGGGCAAGGGGCAGCAGGGACCGCGAGATCATCGAGAAGCTCCTGCATGTCAGCAGTCAGCCCTCCTGATGCCCGGGACCTAGCATAGGTGGCGGATGTCCCCTTTGGGGTATCCACTACTTGCCAGATCTCCGGGTGCCTCGGGAGCCACCGGCAGGCCCAAGCTTCGCACCAGTCCGTTAAGGACCTTAGTAGAAGCGGGTCGGTGTCGAAAGAGTTCATCAAGTCCGCCTTATGGCGGTCAAGTGCCTCTTCGACATGTCGGGGCGTCCCCGAGGGCAACGCTCTCCCTAACATGGAGAGCGAAGCCCAGGCGGACTGACTGTTGCGTATCCGCTCCGGGCACCGTCGCAGAAGCCGATGGCTCTGGAGATGACCCCGGGTCACCCAGGCCTGTCGACACAGCGTTGACAGCTGCTTAGCAGCTGCAATCGCGGCTTCGATGCCAGAGTGGACAGCAACACGCAGGAGCCACACCCGACCGTCCTTGTGCCAAACAAGGACGTCAGGGCGCACTCCCGCCCTGCTAAGGCACTGGCCAGACGCGGAACTAACCGCAGCTGTCCAGGCCTGACAGAGGGCCGCGGCTCTCGCCGCGGCCCTCCGAAAGGCTGCCCTAGCAGGGGCTCCACCGTCCAACCCAGAACCTCGAGACCTCTTACGAGTATCTTGAGTGGGCCGGACGGGGCCCTCACGCTTCGTACCCCCTCTACGCGAGGTGGGAGCGAGGCGCGGGGGTCCTGACCGACTCGAACCCTCGGGCTCTCCGCCTTCCCCGGCGTGTACCTTTCTGCGCTTTGCAGCCGGTTGCACGTCGAGGGATACGGAAGTTCCTACGGTGATTATGTCGATC